CTTATCATTTAGTTCGTCTATAAGTCTTAGAGTGTAATACCTTACTAAGATATAGATAATGAGTGACTTGCCCGAAGCAGTAGGAGATAACAGCAAAGCACGATGGTTTCTAATTGCGTGTTCCACGGCATCAACTTGGTAGTCACGAGGTTTAATAGATTTTCCTCTTGCTCGAATATTAAGTTGTCGTATGAATCCGTCCAGAATGGGTCTATCGATTTGTTTCTCATCTTTAAGTTCCTCACTTATTTCATATGGTTCATCGTAGTCTTCCAACCACTTTTCTAAATATGGAAGTAATCCCATATACAGTTCTCCGTTTGCTGGAGAATATAATCTTATCTTACCATCCCAAATACGATTGCGATATGCAGGCATAAACCTTGCGCCTGGCACCTCAAACGTAAAGAAGTCTGATAAAGAACGAGCAGTTGAAGGTTCTGCTTCTACCGTTAAGTAGACTTCATTTTTTTTAGTGACCTTAGATTTCACCAGTTTCAAACTTTCTCCAAGCAATTGCGTTTTTGATATTCCACTGTCTGTCGGATATATTCTTTAGATACCTTTCACAAGTATCAACACACATCTCATAGTACTCTACAAGTGCTTGTTGTTTTGCTAAGTCTTCATCTGCATCAAGGTAAATGTGCAAGTCTGCTTTTAGTATTTTGTGGTCAAAGGGATTATCACGATATACTTGAGGGTCTGATTTTCCTGTAAAGTATTCCCACTTCTGAAGTTTTAGACGCTTGAGGTCTTTCCTCTTTGTAATAAGAAGTCCCTTAAAGTGGTTTAGATATGTTAGGTATTTTTGATGAAGTGCAGCGTTTCTGGTTGATTCAGATGCTAGTTCTAAGTCATCTATCTTTAGGTCTTTTTCAGCTTGTTTCTGTATTTCTTCTAGGTTCATTATGTATTCACATCCTAATAATAAAGTCGAGCAGATTGGGTTGTAACTTGCGTTACTAAATTATTCCACTTGGGAACTCAGAAAAAGATTGTTCAAGTCAACCATCTTCTGCTCATAGTTATTTATAATACTTCAAAAGTATACAAGTCGTACTTGAAAGTAACACTTGCAGTTAACTGTTCTGTATCTGTTATCTGTGTATTGTAAGTCAATCCAGATAGTGTTGTTGGGAAACAGTTCTTAAAGTTTACTTTTAACGAAGGGTTGTTTTTGTTTGTCAGTATTGTTAGTGTTGCATCACTCATTAGAGTAGATGGATTGGAGAGATTACCACTATTTGGTTTCAACCCAGCATCTTCTACAACTGCTTTTGCGTGTTGTGGATTATCCTGTGGAAAACCAATACCTATCATCCAGTCGTGTATCTCACGATAGTTCTGCAAATTTTCATTCACTAGAAACGTGATTTCCAAATCTGCAAAGTCCATAGTGTCACCCATGAATGCGATAGACTTCAATGGAGTGTTCATCTCAGCATCACCTGTAAATGAAATCGCTGGTATGTTTGCACCTGTAGTGAAGTACTCTACATTGGGTATCTTTAATAGACTAAACTTAAACTGACTTGGACTTGCAAAATCTAAGTTAGTTGGTTGTCTTGCGAGTGGATTTATTGCTACCATAGTATTCTTCCTTTATACTATTTATAACGAAAAAAAGGGACACCGAAGTGTCCCTTTCTAAATTCAATGAGAATTTATTACTACATGATGTTAGTAACTTGTACTCTTCTGTAGTATACGTTGTCGTTAGCAGTAAGAGCACCACTTCTGACAGTTGCACCACCAGCAAATGGGTTTGCAGTAAGACCATAACGAGTCTTGAAACCGATTTTAGGTTGGAATGTGTTCTCACCAACTGCACGAACCATTTGTAATGGAACGTATGGGCAGTAGAAAAGACCAGCATCGTATGGTGATGTACCCTTATATCCAACAGTGTAATACTGTTTTGCAGCTTGGTTTGCTGAATATGGGTCAATGTACACCTTGAAGCGTCCGTTAAGAACACCAGCAAAAGTATTACCAGCATCGTCAACATTCAAGTTGTTGTTAAGAGCAGGAGTGTAATCAAGTACACCTGCCATTTGAAGTGCAGAAGCAACATCAGATGAACAGATAATTACGTTACCTTTTCCTCTACGAGTTTCTTGAGCGATTGCGTTAGCATCTCTTTCAAGTTGGAACATAAGTCCTTTGAACTTCTCAACTGACCAACGACCATTTGAGTCAACATCCATATCAAAGATACCTGTTGTTGCAGTATCAACCTGAGCACCTGGCTTTGCAGTTACATAGATTGTTCTGATAAGTTCTCTGTTAATCTCATTCAAGATTTCAGAAGAAAGGATATTTGCAAGTTCTGTCTCAGCATCCAAACCGTGGATTGCTTTAAGGTCTTGTGCAAGTTCCATTGTGTACTCTGCCTTAAGAGCACGTGACTTTGCTTCTACTGAGTTCTTTTCGATTGAGAATGACATCTCAGCGAAAGAGTTAGATGCAGAATCACCGAGTGCTTCAGCAGCACCTCTAGTCATACCTGTACCACTAGTATATGAGCCTGGTGAACCATCGTTAAGAACAGCAGGGTTTGTACCAGCTTGTGTACCAGCACCTGAGAAATCTGAGTCTGCTTCTGCATACTGATTCTCTGTACCAGTTTGGTTGGTATATCTTGAACGCATTGCGAAGATAAGACCAGTTGGCCCTGTCATTGGTTGTACACCAGCAACATCGTATGCAATCAAGTTTGGCATAGCACGTCTGACAAGTGAAATCAAAATTGGATCCCAATTATCTACGTTATTGCCGGTTGCGTTAGTTGGCGCAGCTTCTCCGAGGAAACCTTTGTCCTCTTTAAGTGCTTTTTCTTGGTTTTCTAGGATAACAGTAGTTACAGCCTTACGATAAGAATCACTAATCTCTGGAAGGTCATTGTGTTCTAGGACTGGTTGCCACTTTTCCTGTAAATGTTCAGTTTGAAACATTTGTATTTCTCCTTATTGAGTTTTCTAATAATATTTATAAAAAACGATTATTACACCGTTATTTTGCACGCTTTACGTTTTTACTAATCGCACTCATATAAGCACTCATAGCACCAGTAGTATCGAAGGACTGACCATCTTCTGATGGAGTGTCCACTGATTCAGCGACAGTTGTTGCTTTCGGAAAATAACTTTCCTTCAGCGTGTCAAGTTTACTTCTGAAAGAATCTTCATCAGCAAAATCAACATCTTCTGCAAGAGACTTAAACTTTTCGACTTCAGTGTCAGCCAAGTCCGAAGCAACCTCTGCAAATACTGACTCCCTTACCAATACATCTTTTTCACTTTTTAGTGAAGCAGACTTCTCGATTTGTTCATTCAGTTTGGCTTCTAGTTCATCAATCTTTGTAGACTGAGTACCTAGAATATCGTACTTCTCATCAGGCACATCGATATAATGTTCTGTGAAAAGGTTTTTCAATCCAGAAATGAAGTCTTCTGCAATCTCACCTTTAAGGCCTCTTTCGATTGCGATTTCATTTTCTTTCATCCATTCTTCAACAACATAGTTCATGTATGAGTCAACTTTTTCAGTCAATTCAGTATGAATTCTGTTTGTCTCTTCAGCAACTTCTTGTACTTTTGCTTCTTCAATTCTTTCTACTTCTGAACGAAGTTTAGATTTGACAGCAGCTTCAAATACTACAGATGCTTTTTCTTTGAACTCTTCAGATAGTTCTTCACCATCTGTAAGTGCAGTTACGTCCTCTGATACGTCAACTGATGCAAGTCTTTCGTCAAGAGTAGACTCGTCAACCTTTTCGGCATCCTTGTCTTCTTCTTTCTTATCGACTTCTTCATCCTTCTTCATCATCGCATCGTAAGATGCTTTAAGTTCACTTGCATTCATCTTTTCCATTTCGGAATACATTGCTGCAAGAGTATCTTTTTTAGTCATTTTGCCTTCTACGATTTCTTCTGCATCGTCATCGGCGAGTTCAGTATCTTCACTCTTAGTTGCGTTAGGTTTTGGGTCAGCAGCTTTCTTCATCTTTTTAGCAGATTTCTCTGAACCTGATTCAGCTTCTGGGGACTCATTACCGGCACCACCAAGGTCTTCAACTTCACCCTCTTGCTTTTCCATTGGGTCGGATTTACCAGCAGTTGCGCCAGGTGCTTTTGCTTCTTCAAGCTCGGCGTGGACTTCTGCTTCTAATTCCTCAATGGTTTTGTCTAGTTCTGACATAGGGTTTTCTCCTTGAGTTTTGTTTCTCAACATATTTATAATGATTAAAATTTTGACAAGAATTTTGCAAACGCAAGAGCGGAAACATTTGACTGTCTACGTCTTACATTTTCATTAATCTCATCCTTGATTTCGGCAACGTCAACTTCTTTTAGTAAACCGTTATTCCATACCCACTCTTTACCTTCCATAATCCCTTCAACAAAGGCTTGAGGTGCAGATGGGTCTGCAACAATATCCGCCGCAGTGGCAAGATAAAAATCATCTTTCACATAATTAGCACCACTCTTATTTTCGATAGAACCCATACCTCTTGAAGAGACACCGAGTTTTCCACCGTCCTTGATTAGTGCTTTCGCAATTTCCCCCATTGGAGTTGAGAGCAGTTTCGCCTCACCAATAAAGTTCTTTCCATCAGCTTCCAGTTTAGTTATCATGTGTGATACCCTGTCAAGATTGACAGTAGGGCCTTCAGGATGACCTAACTCCCCAAACGCCCGACCTTCAGCAACAAATTCTTTATTATAACGAGCGACTTCTTTTTGAAGTACACCCATAGGGTAGACACGACCATTACGGTTTTTCATGTCTGCCTGCATGAAGATTCCTCGAATCTTCATATCCTTTTTACCATCAGATTTTTCTTCTGTGATATATTCTACTTCTTGTATCTGTTCTGCAATTAGTTTCATATTAGAACCCCGCTGATACTATTGGTGTAATGAAAAGTGATGTTGCACCACGCATTCCTACTCCAATATCTGTGTGAACAATAACACCAGCATTCGCATTAATTCTAATTGAACCAGTGTCGCCATTATCATCAGCATTTCTAATTGTAACTGCCTGTTTTGAACCGTTGTTAAAAACATAATGTGCAGTTGCAGTTTTGCCTCTAGTCACGTTGGTGGCGAGTGCTTCTTCTGCTCCGATTATTTTCATGTCATTCTTCCTAAATTGATAATAGTTCTTTTTCAAAATAGTCCATAAGCGCCTTATTCGGAACTTTGAACTTCTTAGAAACACTATTTATTGTTTTATCAAAAGTATTTAGGAAATCTGAAGGTTTCGCATCCATTTCCTTAAAAATAGCGTCAATAGCATTTTGCATCTTAGGAGACAACTTCTTGTACTCCTTAGATTTCTTATGCTCATCTTTCTCTGGTAAGTTCTGTTTGAACTCTGAGAGAGTTTTACTCACTATCTTCTACCTCTGGGATGTGATGTGTAACGAATGTTTTCGCAACATCTTGTCTTTTAGTTTCCAGTGCGTCACCCACTTTTGCTGCAAGAGCATTATTGAAATGTGTTTCTGCTGAAAGGTTATCACCTGACGCAATTGAACTTACAAAGTCTTTTACGTTTTCCATTACTTATCTCCTAAATCTGGATTATTTGTAGCAAACATACCATCGTCAGCACCCTGACCATCCATTTCGCCACCTGCTTCATCTTTTATCTGTGTTTCGACTTCTTCAATCTCATCATCAGACATTCTTAGTACTTGTTTTCTTACATACTCCTTAGAGAAATATGTACCGACATAACTTTCAATCGTTCCCAACATATCTAAACGGTTCTGTAGAATTTCTGCATTCTTCAGTTCTGTAAAGTGTCCGTCTTGCATAAAGTCAAACTGCAAGTGTTCTTTAATCAACGGCCATTCGTCTTCTGCGATTACACCTTTAAGAATAAGTTGTGTACGAAGCATATCCAAGAACAGTGTAGAAAACTTCTTACGAATTTTCTGTACGAACTTAGTAAACTTGAGTTCATCTCTTGTGATGTTATCAGAACGTCCAATACTGAATGAGTTCTCTGCCTCAAGTCTTGAGATTGGTACGTTCAGTGAACGATATAATTTGTTTTGGAAGTATTTGATATCATCAATCTCACCGAGGTTTGAACCGCCTGGCAAAGTTGTAATCTCTGTACCTCTACCACCTTCTCTACGAGGTAACCAGAAGTCTTCCAACATAGACATATGATTTCTGTCATCTCTAATCTCACCAGTTCGTGCATCATACACCAACTTGTTACGATAACGATTCATTACGTCTTTCAAGTATGCTTCTGCTTTGACTTTAGGTAAGTTACCAACATCAATGTAGAAGATACGTCTTTCAGGCGCACGAGAGATACGATAGATAACCAACGCATCCTCAATCATACGCAACTGATTGACAGGTTTAATTGCTTTGTGTAAGTAAGACATTACTGTACCCTGATGCATATCGACCAAACCTGATGGACAGTATGTGATAGAGTCAGCAGTAATACGAATACCGTTAGATGTTCCTGTATTCTGTTCCCAACCTTTGTCGTTGAACAAGTAGAAATCTTCAACACCTTTGACCATATCCATGCCAAATTTACCGTCTTGTTCTTTCCTTGTCTCTCTTACTTTCTTAATCTTACGAGGGTCAATATATCGAACCTCTTTAATTCCCTTGCGAGGAGATTTTGAATCAATAAGTTTGTGATAGTAAATCCTTCCATCCACATACCAACGCCTAAAAATGTCATGTCCTTTTGAATCAAAGTCAAGCAAACGCAAGACCTCGTTGAACTCTTCACGAATTTTAGATTTGATTTTTGGGGAAAGGTCTAGTCTATCAAGACTAACTGCAACAGATTGTCCTCTTTCGTCAGAGACAATTGATTCGTTTGCGATATCTTCAATAGCACTATCACACTCTGGTTGTTGTGCAATATCACGATATCGTCTAATTAAATCTACTTCATTTCTTTCACGACCATCCATATCAAGGACGGACGCATAATGTCCACCACCTGATACTACATCAAGGGTGCCATCGTCAGTAGAGGGAGCAGTGAAACCATCACTACCCCCACCCTGATTTGCTTTTGTGATTCTGAAACCAAAAAGTTCAGCCATAATATTAAGTCTCCTAATTTTACCCTACTATTTAGTAGGATTGTAAAACTAGTTTGCTAAATTACTTGCAGAGAAACTAGTGTATCTCCAAGTAACATCAAAGGTTTCAATTTCACTTACAGTATCATAGTTCAAGTCAATTGGCGCAATAACTGTTGGCCAACAATTCTTGAGGGTATAAGACTTTAGAATTTTACCATCTCTACCCAATTGGTCAACAAAGAGGTCAGCAACATAAAGTGCCATGTTGTCAACACCCTGATTATCGTCCAAGTCGTTAATACCGTTCATCCATGATTCCATACCATTTCTGACAAAGAAGTCTGTGTCATTGATGATAGTAGTATTCCATGTCTCGAAAGTTCTGTCACCAGCGATATACAATTGTCTACCTCTGAAGTTTACAGGAATTTCTGTAATGGTTTGACCAGGCAACTGTGCAGCCTTAATCATAAATGATGTTTTTTCAAACTGTCCTTCTAGTCCAGTTGCAACAGCTGGAGTTGTAACTGTTACTCTGAATTGGTTTGCTCTTGCACCACCACCTTGTAGTTGTGATTTGAAGTTGTCTATACTAGCCATGATTAACCTCCTACCTCACTAAACTCGACACCAGTTCTTACGGCGATAAAGTTCAGTGTAATAAAGTTGATTGAACGGGCAGGTTTAATAAAAATGTCTCCAACGAATTCATTTCTATCAATCACCTCTCCAGTGTTATTTGTTCCGTCACAAACAACAGAGAAGTCAGTAATACCTCTTCTACCTTGTACGTCACGAAGGAATGGTTCTACTAGGTTTCTAAATTGTGCCTGTGTGAAGTTATCATTAAACTCAAACAGTTGGAATTTAGCAGCAGTTGCAATCGCCTTCTCAAGTACGAGGAACAATCTACGCACGTTAATTCTATCAAAAGCAGAAGGTCTTGAAAGAGCAGTCTTGTCACCAAACAAGAGTGTTCCCTGACCTGGCTGTGAAATGACAGGATTGATACGAGCAGGATAAATGATATCCCTTTGAGATTTGTTAGGATTGTATGCAAGTTTAACTGCACCACGAATCTGTCCTCTGTTGTAACCAGCAGGCGAAAACCAAGGGTCAGCAACATTGTCTGTATTCGCAGCAAGTCCAGCGATATCACCGTTCAAAGGAACGTAACGATATACATCTGAGTATCTGTCATACATATACTTGTAACCAGAATCAAACACTGCATAAGACGAACTTGCGAGTTGGTCAAAGAAACCAACAACATTAGATGTCTGAGTGATAGCACTTGTTATACCAACAACATCTTCTCTTCTTGGAGAGATGAAACTAATACAATCTTTTCTTGCCTCACACAGGTCTATAATCATCGTTGCGTGTGTTACACCATCTGTGCCAGCAGGACAAGAACCTGCCATAACAAGGTTGATGTCGATTGTGTCTGGGTCAACAAACAACTGATATGCAGTATCTAACTCACCAACTGTTGGTGTGTCATCTGTACCACCAGTAAGTGGAGATGCAATAACACCAGCGTGTGTTGCAGTTGAAGCATATGTTGCACTAGAAGTACCAGCGTTTGT